CTCGGACGGCGGTGCGTTCTACGGTGAAGACCCCGACGCCCCGCCGCTGGTCGCCGACATCACAGTAGTGCTCGACCAGATCGCCCCTAGTGATGGCGACGGGGCGACGTTCACCGTGAACGTGGACGATGACCCCGACAGCCCGACGTTCGGCGAGATCACGAGCGTCACGGTCAACAACGGAGGCGACGGGTACGAAGCCGAGGGGTTTCCGAATCAGTACTGCATGGGCGAGTACATGAACGGGAAGTCGTTCGTGCTGGCCCGCAGTAAGTTCTTTGGGAGTTTCTTCAATATCCCGAGTTACGCGTGCGAGTACCGGGGCTATCTGTGCAACCCTCTGGCTCTCGGCACGTATTCGTCTTCAGCCATTGTGTTTGAGTACCGCCAAGACAAGACTGCCGAGCCCGCGAAATCCTTGCTTCAAGCCCCGCTCGTCAGCCTGACTACCGAGGAACAAATCGCAGATTGCAGTAGTTTTACGCTGGAGTTTCCCGACAAGGCTCAGAGCGTGCCGGCGTTCAACGACGTTACTGCGACTGTTGTCTCGGGCGGCGGAAGTGTCGAGGATGCTACGGGCTCCCCGGTAGTTCCCTCAATCGCTGGCGGCTCATCTCATGCGACCGGCGTCTGCGGCTCGTGCTGCCTCAATGAAGAGCCCACGCCGGCGGAAATCACTATCAACCTTGAGTATCTGATTGAGAGCTCGTTCGGCAGGCCCGCAGAGGGAGACTACGTGCTGAGCCGAAGCAGCGGACTGATCGACGCGTTCAATGCCAACCCGACACGATGGGTCACGAACGGCACGTATGTTTTTGAAGGCTCTACCTATTCGTTTTCGTTGGAGGCTGTCGTTGAGCCATGTGCAACGCTGTCTGACACATTGCTTACATTCGTTGACGCAGGCTGCGACGATACGTGTTACAAAAAATGCCGGCTGCGGATAAACCTTAGCGGCCCGTTTTTTGAGTTTGTTCCCGGCGTTTACTACCCCGGCTGCGATTGCATTGATTTCCCGGTCTGTTCGCCACCGGCTGGCGCATACACGCTAGTGACAGGGATGTTCAACACCCCCGCCTACACCGCGACCATCTCGTGAGCCAGTGCGTTTACGATCCCGTCGATCTGCGGTGCCGCGTCTGCGGGCATCAAGCCCGGCGTCTGCCCACGTTTCGCGAGTGCCGCCCGCCGCCGGTCGAGGTGTGGCGACCGTTCATGGTGGGCGACTTCGTGGAGCAGTGCCTGACTCGCGTTGGCGTGACCAAGGAGCGAGTCGAGCGGTGGACGCGAACCGAGGGCACTCCCGGCGGGTGCGGGTGTGAGGCTCGCCAGCGATGGCTCAACGAATGGGGGACGCGATTGCAGATGCGAGCGAGGCGGCTTGCCCAGCGGTACGCGAAAGCCGTGTTCGGTTGACAGCCCCGCGACACTGACGGGCGAAAGGGATGCCCGTGGCGGAAGACCATCACATCACGATAGATGGCAAGCGGTGGCTCCTGCGGTTCACCCGGCTGCGTGGCGACGCGATGGGCTGGACGTTCTTCGACAACGCTACGAGCCCCAGGATCTTGATTGACGAGCGTCTTAGGGGCTCCCAACGCATCGAGACCATTCTGCACGAGATCGCCCATGCGGTTCTCGGCCCGACAGTCTCAGAGGAAGCAGTCACAGAGCTCGCCCGCGTGCAGCGACGCGTGCTCGGAATGCTGAATGTGAAGGAGGTGCCGCGTGAGTGATCTCCGCTCGGCAATCGTGGCGGCTGCCGCCCCGCAGGCTCCTCGAACGGTGGGTCGGTGGATCGACCGCCTACCCGATGACGTTCGTGAAGAGCTGCTCGCGATCCGCCGCGAGTGGCGGGCCGGAACCATCCAAGCCTCGGGTCGCGGGCTCGCCGCCGCGATCGTGGCGAACTGCAAAGAACGCGGCATCACGATCTGCGGCTTCTGTGGAGTACGCGAATGGCTGGCAAGCAAGGACTGAAAGCGGCGGTCGTGTCGAGCCTGCCCGCACCCAGCCCGCCGGCCACGGCGGAACAGGTCACGCAGCGGCGTGAAGGCGACACGCTCGAAGCCCGCTCCACGAGCCGGCGGATCAAGACGGTCGATAATCTGCTCGCCCACATTGAAGCGGACATGACCCGCTACGAAGTCGCGGCGAGTGAGGCGACGAAGTGGGAGGTCGGCACGAGCGACGGCGAGGGCGGCACGACCGTCACTGAACTCCACCGCGTGTTCGTCAGGCTGCGACCGAAAGCCGGGCCGAACGTCGCCCAGGCGGTCGAGGCGATGATCGGGGCGGCGACCCGCGACATCCGCCGCCCGGCGAGCAAGGGGCACGGCAAGCCGAAGCCAGGGCTCTGGCAAGTGCTGGTCGTTTCAGATACCCATTTTGGGAACTACAGTTGGAAGGCGACCACGGGAGCCGATTGGGATCTCTCGATCGCGGAGCGGGTGGTTCGCGACACTGGGCACGAGCTCCTAGCGGTGGGAGATTCCCACAATCCCACCCGCCGCACGATCGCCTTCCTCGGGGATCTGTTTCATTACGACCGGGCCGAGCGTGCCGAGACCTCCAGCGGCACGCTACTCGAACGAGACGGGCGACTTCAGAAGATGTTGGACGTTGGCACGACTACGCTGCTCGGGATCGTGGAGCGATCCGCCGAGACCGTGCCGACCGATGTCGTGCTCGTGCATGGCAACCACGACGAGACGCTTTCGTGGGTCTTCCATCGGCTCTTGCTGGAGCGATACCGCAACGACAAACGAATCACGATCGACGGCAACTACACGGGGCGGAAGTACCTCTCGCACGGGCGGAACCTACTCGGCTTCGCCCACGGGCATCGGGCGAAGAAGAAGCTCCCGCAACTCATGGCGATCGAGGCGGCGTCGCAGTGGGCGGCGTGCCCGTACCGCGAGTACCACACCGGGCATTACCACTCGACCGCTGCCGAGTGGTCGCGACCGATCGAGACGATTGACGGCGTGCTCGTGCGAACGGCACCCTCGCTCTGCGTCGCCGACGATTGGCACGCGAGCCTGGGATTTCTGAACGCTAGACAAGCGATGGAGACTTTCATCTACGCCAACGACGGCGGGATGATTGCGACGCACGTCGCAGGCCCACGAAAGGAACTCACATGACAGCGGCGATCTTGGAGAAGGCGAACGATGAACTGCGGGCAGCGGTGCGGGAGCGGCTCGCGAGCACCGACCCGAGCGATGACAAGCTGGTGGGCTACACGCCGCCGCCGCTTGCGGGCTGCGAGCCTGCCCAGCAATGTGCAGCCGAGGTGCTGGCTAACGTCTGGCGTGGCGACTCGCTGCTACGGGATGACGTTCACCCCACGAGCCGCGAGTTCTTCGATCTGTGCGACTCGCTGAAGGAGATGCACCGAAGGAAGAGTCGAGACTACGGCTGCCCGAGTGGCGAAGACCCGCTCGCGAACATCCGCAACGGAGCGAAGTTCGTCGGCATCCCGTCGTGGAAAGGTGCGATGGTTCGCCTGTCCGACAAGGTCACGAGGCTGGCGGCATACAACGCCACGGGGCGGCTTGAGAACGAGTCGCTCGAAGACAACCTCTTCGATCTCGCGAGCTACTCGCTCTTGGCTCTCCTGCTTCACCGCGAGGAACACCGATGACTCGTGAGCCCCTCACCGACGCGTACCTCGCGGAGTGCGAGCAACGGGCCCGCCGGTTCTCGGGGTGCTGGGATGCGGGCACGAGCGGCTCGCTCGCGGCGGATGTGATGCGGCTTCTGTTCGAGGTGAGGCGACTGAAGGTCGAGGCGGCGTACCGCGACGAACTGCGGCAGCCCGCGACCGAATGATCCGGGCCAGCGAGTTGAGGCGGCGGGTTTTCTCCCTTTCCCCGCCGCCTCCTCGCTGTGCCGGGTGGGTACGCCGGATGTACCTACCCCCGGTTTCCTCGGGGAAAACGCGGTTTTCGGGAAATCTTTTCAAGCCCCCTTGTCTAGTATTCCGATAGCGGTATACTAGGGGCATGACGATCAACGACACCAACGCGAAGGGGATGACGATGAACGGCTTCAAGATCATGGGAATGGCTGACGAGGGCAAGTGCGAGCACTGCGGTGCAAACTGCCCGAAGCGTCGCGTCGCGGTCATGTCGGTCGATGCTGATGGCTGCCACGGCGATGTGCAGTTCTGGGGCGTGATCTGTGCGAGCAAGGTTCGCAACCACGGCTCGAAGGCGGTTCGTCATCAGTCGGCGATCGTCGCCGAAGCCCAGCGGGCCGACAGCGACCGCGAGTATCACGCCCGCCAGAAAGCCCGTCGGGTTGTCGAGTGCGTGCCGTACTTCATCGACCTGGGCTTCAACGAGTTCCGCATGGAAGACAACGCGAAGGGTGCCGCCAATCACCTGTACCGCATGACGAATCGACCGATCATCGGTAGCTACTTCGCCGAGAACGCCGCCGGCCACATCGTCCGAGTTGACGGCACCGACGCCGCCGACGTTGAGTTCTATGCGGCTCACGGGTTCGTCCAGATAACCGCGACCGTCGCCGCCTGACCGCCACCCGCCCGGCGGCACGGTGCCGCCGGGCTCACGACCACGAGAGACAAGGGAACGAACGATAATGACCACCGCCTGCGACAACCTGACCAACGCCAAGCATCTCGCCGCGACCGTCGGCATCGAGCAGGCTTGGTGCATCCAGTACCAAGGATGGAGGCACTACATCGTCTCTGACGCCTACGGCCAGCGTGGGTCGAAGCGACGGTTCTGCGTGACTGACGATGACGCGATTGAACTCGCACGAAAGGCTGGAGTGAAGTGCAAGGAAGACGGCGAGATTCTCTGAGGGTTCTCGACTTGTTCTGCGGAGCCGGGATGGCGGCAGACGGCTACGCCGCTGCGGGGTTTGAGCCAACCGGAGTAGACATCGTGATTCGCCCTGGCTATCCCTATGCGTTCAAGTGGGCGAGTGCCCTCGCGATCCTGCGTGACCGCGAGTTCGTGGAGTCGTTTGATCTAGTTCATGCCAGCCCGCCATGCCAAGCACACACAAGGGCGAAGCATCTACGAGATGCCCAAGGCGGCAACAGCAAGCATGGCGACCTGCTCACTCCCACGCTGCGGCTCTTGCGGGAATATGATGTGCCGTGGGTCGTGGAAAACGTACCTGGGTCGCCCGGCATGACCGACGCAGTGATCGAGTGCGGGTCTGCTTACGGGCTCAAGGTTCGCAGGCATCGCTTGTTCCTAGCGTCTTTCCCACTGGTTGGGTCAGGCTGCAAGCACCGGGAGCAGGGCAAGCCGGTCGGCGTCTACCACATCATGGGCGACACCTGTAAAGGGGTCTGCAAGAAGACCGGCAAACTCGTGATCGGCGGGAGCACCGCGAGCACGGTTGAGGAGGGCAGGCAGGCAATGGGCGTTTCGCGGGATCTATCGTGGGAGGAACTCAAGGAAGGCTTCCCGCCCGCATACACCGAGCACATCGGCAAGCAGGCGGCGAAGTGGATACACCACAACAGGCAAGGCGCAGCATGACGAAGCACGAACCCGCTGATTGGATTCCGCTCCCCGAAGCTGCCCGGCTGGCGGATGTCACCGAACGATGGATGCGGTCGCTCGTGCAGGGCGGTCGCGTGGTCGGGATCAAGGTGGGGCGGAACTACATCGTGAGTCGAGCCAGTGCCGCCGCCTACGTGCGGAGCGAGACCGAGGGCAGGCCGCGAGCCACGAAGCCGAAGCGGGCGGCTCGGCGGAAGCGGTAGCGTCACGCCGCCGGCTCGGCGGGCGGCTCTTCCTGCCCGGCTGGCGGCTCCTCCAGCCGCAGCGACGGCATGACCTCGACCCCGCTCTGCTCGCTGGGGCATATCTGGGGGTCTACGTAGCGTTCCTGTAGCTTGGGATCGCTGTGATCGAGCACCTGGGTGGCGGCAGCCGTACCGCCCGCCAGGGCTGCGTAGGAGGCTCTGGTACGCCGCAGCCCATGAAAGCCCCGGTACTTCACCCCTGCCAGCCGGCAGAGCAGTTTGAGGCTCGTCCAGAGGCTCCCGCGATGCCGATCCCACGGCCAGACGAGATCCTCGGGGCGGCGGCGGCGGGCTTCGAGGAATCCGGCGAGGTCGGCGGTGAAGTCTCGCTCGATGTCGCGGGTCGATCCTTTCCGGGTCGCGCCCAGGAAAATGACCCGGCGGCGGGCAGTGTCGAGTTCCCCCCACCGCAGGCTGAGAAGGGCGGTCGCCCGCTCGCCCGTGCAGTACGCCATGTAGATCAGCGTGCTCCACCACCATGCCGAGGGCTGCTCGCCGGTCGTGCCGATCCGGCGGCGAGCCCGTCGGATGAGCGTGGCAACGTCTTCGGCGGTGTAGGCCCGCCCGGTCGGGATGCTCTTGGCGACTTTGATGCGGGGGAGCTCGGGGAACTCGCTCACCCATCGCTTTCGGGCGGCGAGGTTCCACACGGCGGCGATCATGACCTTGTCCTTCTGGACGCTCGCCGGGCGGATCGGCTGCCCACGGTAGAGATGCGTGGCGCGATGTCTGAGGTAGCGGCTGATCGTAAGGTCATCGAGGTCGGCAGTGGTTGGCTCGTGCCCTAGGAACGCACGCAGGCGGTCGAGCAGCATGACGTAGAGCTGCATCGTCTTGGCGTCGAGATTCCGTAGGTCTCCGTACCGCTCAAAAAGCTCTGCCAGCGTGATCGGCTCCATCGACTCCCTCGCTCATCGGATACGTGGACAGCAGTCCACTATACAACGATTCGACGGGAGCCGCCTCCAGTCGAACATTGCCTAGTCCACACTATCCGCCAGCCGGCCGGGGAGACTCGATCCCCGCGCCGGTTGTGCGGATTCTGCGGGCGGGGCAGTGAGGACAGTTTGACTCCCAACTATTTCTACGTACCATTTGGGCATGGTCAGCATGGCGTACAACATCGACGGCGTGGATTACCTCACGGTCTCGGAAGCGGTCGAGTTCATCGGCTGCACCGATGGCTGGGTGCGGATTCTCTGCCGCGAGGGCAAGCTCGAAAGCCGGATGATGGGCAAACGGCTGCGGCTGGTGGCGAAGCGATCCGCCGCCCACGTTCGCGACACCCTCACGACCAGGGCGACGGGCAAGAAGCACCTCGCCAAGCGGCCCGCCGCCAAGCGGAAAAAGGCAGCCCGGCGGCGGAAGTAGCGTTTTCCCCGCGAAAACGCCCCTAAAAAAATCTTTTCTAACCCCCTTGCAACCTAACTACCGATAGCCTATAGTACCCCCAGACGCGAGCGAATGAGACTCGCGGGACACGAAAGCAAGGGAGACCGGACGATGACCAACAACATGCAAGTCGCAAACACGATCCTCGATCAACTCGGTGGCGGTCGGTTCGCCGCGATGACCGGAGCCAAGTGCTTCGCCGCGATTGAGTCGGGCGTTCGGTTCAAGCTGCCCGCCAAGGCGGGCTGGATCAGGGACGGCATCAACATGGTCACGGTGCGGCTTACCCCGAGCGATACCTACACGGTCGAGTACGGTCGCCTCTGGGGCACCAAGTACACCGTCATCGCCACGAGCGAGAACGTCTACTGCGACACGCTCCAGGCTGACTTCTGCGACGCGACCGGATTGTTCACGAGCCTCTGACCAACCACCCCGCCCGCCGGCACCTGGGCCGGCGGGCACGACTCCACGAAACGAAAGGGAACGAACGATGACGAACGGCTACTACGTCCTGCGAATCCTCAACTCGCAAGTCTGCTGCCTGCTCAACTGCGGCGCACGGGTCATCCCGATCCTGCCGACTGCGGACTGCGTGAAGCGGTTCGCGACGCTCGCCGAAGCATGGGAGGCATGTGACGAGATCAAAGCCGAAGGTATGCACCCGTACTTCGTCCGCACAGCCTGACCGCACACGGTGGGGCCACCCGGCCAGCCGACAGCCGCGAAACGGGTGGCACTTTTGGATTCTTCACACGCCAAGGAGGGCACCATGAACGCTGAAATCTGGATCGAGCTCGCGATCGTTTTGCTGCGAATCCTCGCCGCTGGTCTTTCCGGTTGACGAAACTACCGCTAGACCATAGCCTACCTACCGCTAGACCATACGGCACGAACAAAAACGCCTCATTTCCCCGATGAAACCACGCGAACGAAAACTCGCTTGACGATGCAACCGAGGGGGGTAGGATACGCCCCCTCACCGATGGACGGATGACCAGTACCACACCTCGAAGGGACTCAAGAATGGACGCTCACTACGCAGAAGCTGCCGCCGCAATCGCAGGGATGACCGAGACCTATGGCTACCGCCCCGCCGTGGGCGATTGCGTGATTGCCGAGCCGCCCTACATCGGCGGCAGGCGGGCTGGAATCGTGCGGCACGTCAACGCCGCGTACTGCCTCGTGGAGATGGACGGCGAGACGCTCGCCTACTACCCGCACGAGTTGGAGTACGCGGGCAAAGCCGCGACTGCTTGAAGCAAACAGGAGCCCGGTGGAACCGGGAACGCCCAGGAAGGGATCGGGCCGCCGACCTAGGACGGGGAAGCGGCTTTTTAAGAACGGAAACGACAGAAACGAAAGGGACTCGACAGATGGTTCAGATCAGAAAAGCCCGCCGCTCGGCAACGAAGTTGCGGCTCCTGCTCACCGGCCCCAGTGGTGCGGGCAAGACTTGGGGAGCCCTTCAGATCGCGAAGGGCATGGGCGGCAAGACGGTAGTGATTGACACCGAGGAAGGATCGTCCGACCTCTACGATCACATCCACGACTTCGATGTGATCGACCTTCGACCGCCGTTCTCGCCCGAGCGGTACATCGAAGCGATCAAGGCAGCCGAAGAGGCGGGCTACGAAGTGATCGTCATCGACTCGGTGACGCATTGCTGGAGCGGGCCGGGCGGCTGCCTGGAGATCCTCGAAGACGTGGCGAAGGCCCAGTTCCGGGGGAACACATGGTCGGCGTTCTCGGTCATCACGCCCCGCTGGCGGGCGTTCGTAGACGCGATCCTGCGGAGCCCTGCACACGTCATCTGCTGCGGGCGATCTAAGACCGAGACCGCCCAGGTGGATGACCACGGGAAGAAGAAGGTCGCCAAGCTCGGGATGAAACTCGAAGCCCGCGACGGGCTGGAGTTCGAGTTCACCTGCGTGCTCGACCTCATTCACGACGGGCACTACGCGACGGTCTCCAAGGATCGCACCGGGCTTTTCGCGGGCGACCCGAAGCCGATCACGCCCGCGACGGGCGAGCGGCTGGCGGCGTGGCTCGCGGGCGGCACGCCGACCGTGACGCCGCCCAGTGAGAAGGCCACCCAGGCCGCCGCCTTCATCGCCAAGGCGAGCACCGAGGCGGATCTGACGAAGGCGACCCGAGCGATCGACGGGTACGTGGTCGCCGGCCAACTGACCAGCGACGAGTGGTCGAGGCTGACCGACCAGATCAACGAGCGGCTCGCCGCTATCGAGACCACGGCGGGCGAGCCCGCTGCGACTGAGTGACGAACGGAACGACACCCCTACGGAAAGGACGTGAGAGATGGATTTCATGATTGACGAAGAGCCGACCGAGACCGTGACCCGCGAGCGGGACATCGTGCCCGCCGGCAAGCACGAGATGCTGGTGAAGCACTGCGAGGAAGGCACGAACGAGTACAAGCGGCACGAGACGAACCCCGACGGGAACTGCCTCAAGCTGCGGCTCGCGACGGTCGAGGGCGACTACAAGTTCGTGTTCGACGATATCCCGCATCACCTCGGGTGGCGGGCCGCGAATCTCGCCGACGCCCTGGGCATCAAGCCCGTCGATGGTCGCCTCTCGCTCACGCCGAGCGACATCGAGGGGAAGACGCTCGTGGTGGAGATCAGCCACTACACGTCGAAGGCGGGCAAGACGAGTGCGGTGGTGAAGCGGTACGTGCCGGTGACGGCGACGCAGCCGAAGCCGCCCGCGATTAAGGCGAACCCGAAGCCGGTGGTCGATCGTCTGCCGGGCGATGACATCCCGTTCTGATCCAGCGGCACGCGGTTGCCCTAGTGGCTGCGATGCCACGTCCGCCGCCAAGCACTTCCGAGGCGTCGTATCAGTGCAGTCGAGGCTCCCGCCTCCCTTACTCCCGAGTGACTCGACCGGCTGCGGCACGACACGCCGCCAATACACCCCGAGGAATGGAACGATGAAGACGGTCTACCGAGCGATCCTGCAAGTCGGGCCAGCACACCCGAAGTACGTGAGCATCACGATCCAGACCGGCACCTTGCGAGCTATCGCGGGGCAGTGGTGGGTCGAGATGCCCGGCGGGTACATGGCGCATCACGGTGCCGAGTGGTGCGACAGCGAGCCGGAAGCGTGGGATCACGCGGCTCGCTCGATCGACGCGATCTCGTGGGGGCTGCGGGATCGGGCCGATGACTGCCGCACTCGCGCCGTCGTTCTGCAACAGGTGCCCGCATGACCAACCAAGGCACCGCCCCGATCCTGCGGCTGAAGTCGCTCGCCGATCGCCTCGTGGCGATCGAAGCGGAGAAGCGGCAGCGGGGGGACTTCGACTACGTGGCCCTCGTGCCCGAGGCTGCCGCCGCGTTGCGTGAGCTCGCGGCGATCAAGTTCGAGGCGTGGAAGGTAGAGAACCCGGAGCAGGAACGGTACTTGCCGCCGAAGCGGTGGAGAGGGGACTGAAGGAGCAAACCCATGATGCTTGATTTCATTGCCGATTGGTGCAAGCAGTTGGAGCGACTGCCACTTGCCCAGCAAGTCGAGGAACTCAATGCCGCTCGTCGGATGATGCACGACGCAGGCCCGTTCAAGCGGGAGCCGGTGGACTGCATTCAGTGGATTCACACTGAGAACATCCAGGCGAACGACTACAACCCGAACAGCGTCGCGCCGCCAGAGATGGAACTGCTCAAGTTGTCCATCCTCGAAGACGGATACACGCAGCCGATCGTCTCGTGGAAGCGTGAATACGTTCACGAAGTCGTAGACGGATTCCACCGCAACCGCGTAGGCCGCGAGTGCATGGAGGTTCGGCAGCGGATTCGCGGCTACCTTCCCCTCACGATCATCAACACCGAGCGACAGGATCGCGGCGACCGCATCGCTTCGACCATCCGGCACAACCGGGCTCGCGGCAAGCACGCGGTGTCGGCGATGAGCGACATCGTGATCGAGTTGAAGCGTCGCAACTGGGCAGACGAAAAGATCGCCCGCGAGCTCGGCATGGATCAAGACGAGATCCTGCGGCTCTGCCAGATCAGCGGACTAGCGGAACTATTCACCGACCAAGAGTTCTCGAAATCGTGGGACGTTGAAGGCTCGGTCACTGAGGCCGACTTCGCCGAACTGACCGACGATGTTCAGAGCTACGGGGAAGACGAGACCGCTGGCTTTCGCACTGTCAACACGTCCGACGAAGGTCGCATCTTCCACACCTATGACAAGTGGGAGTGCCACAAGGCAGGGTTCTATGCCACCACCAAGGAAGGCATGAACAAAGCGGAATGCGAAGCCGCAATGCGGGATCTCCTGGCCGACATCCCTGCGTTCAAGAAAGCGTTGCGCGGCGTCATCACGAAGTGGAAGAACTCGTGTGAGCACTACCTGACCAACGCTGCCATGAACCGCATTGCATGGCTGGGGCAAGCGGCGGCGTGCTACGCCATCGGCATCCCTGCGACCTATCGCGGCGGCTTCTACCTGCTGACCAGCGACCAGCAAGAAGCAGCGAATGCTGCGGCCCTGGCGGCTCTGAACAAGTGGCTAAAAGCAAATGGTCGCAAGCCGGTGGACATGAGCACCGCCGCTCCCGACCGCGAGATGGAGATTTACTAATGGGCGTCAAGAGATTCAGCGACATCGACGTGCTGACGGCAGCAAGGCGACGCATCGCCGAGACCTTCGACAACTTCCCGCGAATCTACGTCGCGTTCAGCGGCGGCAAGGATTCGAGCGTGATGATGCACCTCGTGATGGAGGAGGCCATTAAGCGGGGTCGCAAGGTCGCGGTGATGTTCATCGACTTCGAGGCTCAGTATGCCGACACGATCGCCCACATAGATGAGATGTTCCACCTCTACCGCGACAACATCGACCCGCATTGGATCTGCATGCCGATGCTGCTTCGTAACGCGGTGACGAACTACGAGCCCAGGTGGACGTGCTGGGATGAGGCGAAGCGGGAGGCGTGGGTTCGCGACAAGCCGATGGCTTGCAAGACAGAACGCGACTACCCGTTCGCCGTGGCCGGCATGGAGTTCGAGGAGTTTATCGTTCTATTCGGCGAGTGGTACGGGCAAGGCGAGCTCACTGCCGGGTTTATCGGCATTCGGGCGCAAGAAAGCCTGCACCGCTACTGTGCGATTGCGACCTGGGAGAAGCGCGGCAAGACGTTCGGCGGGCGGCGGTGGACAACGAACATCGTGGATCGCGTGTTCAACGTCTACCCGATCTACGATTGGCTGACCGAGGATATTTGGCGGTATCACGCCAAGCATCCCGACAAGCCGCACAACAACATTTACGACCGCATGAATCAAGCGGGCGTGAAGCTCTCGCAGCAACGGCTCTGCCAGCCGTTCGGCGATGACCAGCGACGCGGGCTCTGGCTGTATCACATTCTTGAGCCTCAGACGTGGTTCAAGCTCGTGGCCCGCGTCAACGGCGCGAACAGCGGATCGCTCTACATCGAGGAGAAAGGCAACATCAACGGATACCACAAGATCACGAAGCCCGAGGGGCATACGTGGAAGTCGTTCTGCAACCTCTTGTTGCAGACCATGCCGAAGAAGACTCGCGACCACTACGCGGCCCGGTTCAAGAAGTTCATCTGGGGCTGGCACCAGCGGGGCTACACGGGCATCCCCGAAGAAGCACCGCCCGAGTTGGAGTCGAAGTGCTGGGCACCGTCTTGGCGGCGGATGTGCAAGGTGCTCCTGCGGAACGACTACTGGTGCAAGGGGCTCGGGCAGACGCAGCCAAAGTCGGAAGCCTACGGAACGTACATCCGGCTGCGTGATGCTCGCCGTGCGGAAGCCAAGCGGCAAGAGCAAGAGCGGAAACGGCAGGAGCGGGCGCAACGGCGACTCTTCGACGCGGAGGCGGTGGCATGAACTGGCTCCTCTCCATCTTCCGTCCCCGACCTTCCCGCGATCTGAGGCAACTCGCCGAGTCGCTGGAGGCTGAGAACGAAAGGCTCCGCGAGGAGAACCGGCGTCTGCACACGCTCTGCCGGGCGTTGCGTGATGTGAATGAACACCTCGACAAGCGGCTGCTCGCGGAGGAGACGCGATGACTACCTTCACCGAACTTGCCGAGCACTACCTCGCGGGCCGCAAGGTCTCGCCCGCCTACGGGCGGCACGTTCGTGCCATCGCGGCGCGGGCCGGCACCATCGGCAGCGACAAGTTGAACCGCTACCTCGCGCGCCGCCTGGAGCAAGTCAGCGGCATCACCGCCCGCAACGAGCGGACGATCCTGCTCTCGGTCTGGTGCCACGCGTACCACTCGGGCAGGGTCGAGGAAGCCCCTCGCGGGATCGGCAAACTGCGAGCCCGGCGGAAGCCCACAAAAGCGTGGACGGTGCCGCAACTGAAGACGCTGGTCGATGCGACGCGAAAGCACGACGGTCGCCGGCTCCGCAGCGGGGCGGATCGCGGGGCGTTCCTGAGAGCGTGGGTGCTGCTGGGCTACGAATGCGGAGCCCGCATGGGCGATCTGTTCGGGTTCCGCCGCGAGCACATCGACGGCGACTCGCTCGCGTGGACGCAGGCGAAGACGGGCGAGCCGCTCACGCGGGTGCTCACGCCCGCTTGCCTGGACGCGATCGACGCGATGCTCGCGAAGTCGCCCGACGGCACGATCCTCAGGTGGGCCTGCGGCAAGCGGCAAGCGTGCCGGCTGATGCGGGAGTTGCTAGACGAGCTCGGCATCGGCGGCACCTCGAAGTGGCTGAGACGCTCGGGGGCGACTCACTGCGAGATGGAGCAGGCGGGCAGCGGACGGCTGCACCTAGGGCATCGGTCGCCGGCACTGTTCGAGCAAGCCTACTGCGATTGGTCGCAGTTGAGGACGAAGACGCCGAGGACACCGGCACTGGTTTGAGGTGATGAATGAAAGATGACAGCAGCTTCATTCGCGACTTGGACGAAAGCCGCGACGCCGTGAACGAGTTCGCGGCGAAAGCTCGGGCTCGTGGCGTGCAAGTCTGGCTTCCGCCGGAAGTGGTGCGGCCCGACGCTTCGGTGCGGCGTCAGTACGCGGACGATGGCGACTTGATGATTCAAGCCCGCATTGAACACAAGGTGCGAACGAATCTGTCGTGGACGTGCCGCAGTGACTACCGATACCCGACGGTGATCGTGGACGAGGTCTACAAGGAAGACGCCAAAGCGGATCGTGCCGTGCTCATGTATGTGATCGAGGATCAAACGCGGCAGCACGCGGCGGTCGTGTACGGATGGACGCGTGACAAGTGGGGTATCGAAGAGATGCACGACCCGATCCAGAAGCGGACTTGTCGCTTCTACACGGTAGACAAGTCGCTCGTGCGGTTTTGTGGAATCGAAGAGGTTTTTTGATTTGGCATGAGTCGGCGTCTTGTTGACGTTCGACGAAGAGTGATGGATTTCAATGAAAGGAGGCCGCGATGCGGCTGCTCAAGACAGAGAACCGGAAGATCGGCGTTGATGAACTCAATATCTCTGACGCTTACCAGCGGACTCTCGTTCCAGCACGCGTAAACAGAATCGCGAAGAACCTCGACCAAGATGCCTTCGGGTCGCTCACTGTCGGGCAGAGACGAGACGGCACCCACTGGGTTGTGGACGGGATGCAGCGGCTCACTGCTGCCCGCAAGCTCGGGATTGCTATGGTGCCGTGCGATGTTTTTCAGTCTGACGGCCAAGAGCACGAGGCGCGGGTGTTTCGGCTGAAGAATCGCGAGCGTACTAACGTGTCGGCGTGCGCTTTATTTCGGGCTCAGTTAACTGAGGGGGATGCGCAGACAATCCGCATTTCTGAAGTTGTCAGGGAAGCCGGCCTCAAGCTCTCACTGCGAGACGAGGGAAGCCACTACCCATACATCAAGGCCGTCAAGGCATTAGAGCGGTCATACGTCCGCGTCGGATGCGAAGGGCTGCTGAATGCCCTTGGGATCATCACTGAGGCTTGGCCTGGAGAGAGCGGCTCTCTGGCTGGCGACATGATCGACGGCATGTGCTGGTTCATAAAAAAGAACTCGCCGTTCGATCGTGACCGTCTTGTTTCTCGGCTATCCAAGAAGTCGGTCAGCAGCGTCATACGGGCTGCCGACGCCAATCTAAAGCTCGGCAGGGATCGAGACAGTTCGTCTTACGGCCGGTCGATGGCGACCTACGACGCGATCTCGCTCATCTACCACAAGGGCATGAGGCGGAAGCGTTCCGCCGCAGTCTGATCGACGCCGCCCCCGTGATAGGCACGGTGCCGCTTCGACGCGGCGGGGCGGAATGGAGGGACAACATGAAATGCAATAGCTGTCGTTTTTTCGAGCCAGCACCTGACTATTTTGACGCCGACGAAGACATGAGCGATGAGCTTGTCGGAGCAAAGGACGAGTACGGTTTTTGCAGGCGTCACGCCCCTGGGCCAACTCAGTTTGACCCAAGCAAAGACCTAGAGTTTTCGTGGCCTTTGGTTGGTGATTGGCACTGGTGTGGCGAATGGAAGCCCATAGAGTCGGAGGCCACGGATGACAAGCCCGGCGAATGAAACCTTCCTCCCCTACCGCGAGTACCAAGCCCGCCGCCAGCGGGAAGCCTTGGCTGCCGTCAAGGAAGAGCAGGAACGCAACCGCGACCCGCAACTAGAGCAGTGTGTGATCGCTTTCGCCGCTCACCGGAGTGAGGGCGGGGGCATGACGTTCGAGGTGTTCCGCCGCCAGTGGTACCAAGAACGACAGGAGCCAACGGATGGCCGGTGAATGGATACCCATTGACTGCAACCTGGGCACGAAGCCCGAGGTGCTAGAGGTGGCAGCGGCGACTCACGAGCCTATTGAGGTCGTGGTCGGCCGGATGGTTCGCCTGTGGTCGTGGGCGTGGCACGTGACGGCTGACGGCACGATCCGGGTGCCCCGGTCGATGCTCGCCACGGTCGCGGGCGGGGACGAAACCTTCTGGTCTGCTGTTGAGCGGGCGGGTTGGTTGGTGTCTACGGACGATTCCATCACCATCCCAGGCTGGTCGGAGCGGTTCGGAAATGCCGCAAAAAGGCGGCTTTTAGACGCTCGGGCGAAGTCTGTCCGCAGGATGTCCGCATCTTGTCCGCATGACGAGCGGACAGATTGCGGACTAGAGGAGAGGAGAGGAGAGGAGAAGAGAGAAGAATTACAACCGGCTGCGCCGGTTCCCACGAGCGAGCCGGCAAAGCCGTCTCGGTCGCGGGCGAAGCCTTCCCTCTCGTGGTCTGCGGATTCCGGCTGGGAGGGCATCACTGACGCCGACCGCCTGGAGTGGGCTACGGCGTTCCCCGGAGCCGTGCTTGCCCAGGAGCTCGCCAAGGCGACCTCGTGGCTCAAGGCGAACCCCCAGCGGTGCGGCAAGCGGAACTGGCGGCGGTTCCTCGTCGGCTGGCTCCAGCGGTGCCAGGACAAGGGCGGCACGAACCGCGAGCCGGGCCGCCGCCCCGATGACAAGCCCCCGCCGAAGGCGTGGAAAGACCAGTACCGACCGGCGGCGTACCGATCGCCCAAGGAAGTCGCCGCGATTGCATCGACGTTGAAACTCAAGGAGGAGGATCTATGACCACGACGGCTCGACCGCCGCTGACGAAGCGGCAGAAAGCGGTGTACCGCTGGATCGTGAACACCTACGCGGAGCGAGGCTACGGCATCGGCGTTCGCGAGATCGGCGAAGCGTTCGGCTGGGCGTCGCCTTCGGCGGCGTACTGCCACCTCGTCTATCTCGAAAAGCGGGGCTACGTGACCCGCGTGCCGGGGCGTGCGAACAGCATCGTGCCGATCGGGGGTGACGAATGAAACGCCGCCCCCTCCCGCCGGGCGATGTCGCCAATCTCTGCGAGGCTCACTCGTGGGATGACGATCTCAACGACGGTGCCCGCCGTGCCTTGGAACTCGCCCACCATCACATCCGCCGGCTCGCGGCCCGAGCCGCCCGGTGTGCGGTGCGGGCCGAGCGGATGGAGACGCAGTGCGAGCGGCTCGCTGACGACAACCGCCGGATGGCGAAGTACCTGCAAGCGATTCTCGCCCAGAAAGGCGGTGCCGCATGAAACGGTGCGAAGGGTGCAAGAAGTGGAAGGACTATCGAAAGTTCTACAAGCACCCGAAAAAGCCAGACGGTCACATGGATGAGTGCAAGAGCTGCCACAACTGTGACATCGTTCGTGACAGGCCGATCTACGGCGACGGCGAGCCAATGCTTGGCGATCCAACGGAGGATCAGATCGCTCGCGAGTGCATCCGTTTGCAGGCATCGTGGAGCGACAAAGTTCGCGAGTCACGAAGAAAGGCAAAGGTGATCGCATGACTATCGAACAACTCACGCTTGTTTGCGTGGGAGTGCTGGTGAACGGATTGACCTTCGCCCTCGGGCTTCTCTCGGGGGCTTCCCTACGTCGAAAGGATTTGACCCATGACCGCGACCGCAACAAAGACGAAGCCCGCAAGTGGCATCAAGTTTTCCCGAACTGAACTGCTCGCCGCCCTCCAGGCGGTGAAGCCGGCGGTGCCGACCCGCTCGCCGAAGCCGGTGCTGACCAACGTCCGCATCGGCGACGGGCTGATGACCGCGACCGACCTCGAAGTGCGGATCGAGGTCAAGATCGGCGAAGAGGGCGAGCCCATGCTCGTGCCTCACGGGCGTCTCTTGGAGATCGTGCGTGCGGCGACCGGCGACGAGGTGACGCTGACGCCGAAGGATTCGAGCGTGCTCGTGAAGTGTGGCTCGGGGAAGTGGACGTTGCCCACCGAGGAAGCGGCCGAGTTCCCGGCGAACACGACGGGCGAACTTAAGCCCGCGTGCCGGCTGCCTGCGGATCAGTTCCGCCGGGCCGCGACGGCGACCGCCTACGCGTGCGACACCGAGAGCAGCCGCTACGCCCTCGGGGCGGTGCTGCTGGAGGTCGAGCCCAGCCGGGACGGGTCGGCTCAGTTCTGGGTGGCGACCGATGGTCGCCGGCTGTGCTGTGTCGAGACCGAGACCGACCAGGCGACCGACTCGCGGAAGGTGCTGGTGCCCGCTCGCGTGATGCGGATCGTCACGGGAATGGCTCACGGCGACGGGCTGGTGGAGGTCGAGGCGAACGACCGGCAAGTGATGTTCACGACTGACGCCGGCACGGTCTACGGGCAGGTGACCGAGGGGCAGTTCCCGCGTTGGCGTGACGTGATGGGCGAGCCAGAGGGGGAGCCGAGCGTGTTGGAAATCGCCGACTTGAAGTCTGCGGTGCGGGCCGCCGCCATCGTGACCAGCGAGCAATCGAAGGGCGTAGATCTGACGTGGACGAACAACACGCTCGCGATCTCGGCCCGGTCGAGTGAGTTCGGCGAGTCGATCGTGAAGTGCGAACTCGTCTCGCCCGGCACGACAAGTGCGACGAAGGTCGATCCGCGATACGTGGTCGAGTTTCTGGAGCACTTGCCCGGCGACGGCGAGCCCCAGGTGGACGTGTACGCGACCGACCCCGAGAGCCGGGTGATGCTCAAGTGCGGCGACATCACCGGAATCATCATGCCGCTCGCGAAGGATGCGTGATGGCTGCTCCGCTGATCGCCATCACCGGGTTGATCTACGCCTATGTGGCAGCGGATCTCGCGTGGCAGGGCAAGCACGGGCTTGCCCTCGCCTACGCGGGATACGCGTTCTCGAACATCGGTCTCTACATAGCAGCGAAAGGAACGCCGTGAAGCACTACCACATCGACATCGACGAGCTGGGGCAACTCTGGGAAGCGGGTTGGACGGTCGAGGATCTATCGGCCCGTTACCGATGCACCGAGACGTACATCTACTGGCTGCGGAAGAAGTACGGCATCAGCGATCGCGACATGCTGTGCTCGCGGGAGCCTGACCCGCCGTCGCGAGAGGATGCCGTTGCATCGGAAGACTCGCTCGCGTTGTCGCCGTGGGTGGCGTCTCGTGCCGCTGAGTTTCGCCAGCAGAAGGAAGCCCGAGGCGAGTCGGTTGTGGGCGGCGTGTATCTGCGAACGTACTCGCTGCGGACGATGACGGTTGTAGCGGACTGAAAGCATTGTTGCCGCCCGTGGCATCATCGGGATATGCGGGGCTTGGCTTTCATCGCCGGGCTGGTCGCGGCGGTGGCTTCTGCGGGCACCGTCGAGGATACGATTCCCGACGCCCGCTACCGCCAGTACGGCGAGACGTTCGCGGCGTATACGTGCCGGCTCGTGGGGCTGAACACTGACGGCAAGCCCCAGGTCGGCACTTGCACGCTGATCGCCCCGCACTGGGCATTGACGGCGGCCCATGTGGTGCGGGATATGACCGCGTGCGAGGTCGAGACGGCGGCCGGGCGGCACCGGATCGACAGGGTGTTCGTCTATCACGAGTACGCGGGCGAGTTCGCCAAGCACGACATCGCCCTGGTGCATGTGGTGCGACCCTTTCGGGTGACGGTGTATCCGCCGCTGACTGACGGCAGCGAGCGGGCGGGTGAGGTCTGCACCGCAGCCGGGTACGGCGTCACGGGTCGGCTCTCGACCGGGTTCGGTGGCGGCGACAACCAGATCCGAGCGGGAACGATGCGGCTGACCGAGGCGTTCGCGAGCGTGTGGGTTTGCAAGATCGAGCGGGGTGGGTCGCCTCTGCCGTTCTGCATTGCACCGGGGGACAGCGGCGGCCCGCTCTGGGCACGGGCGGCGGATGGTCGCACGGTGCTGGTCGGCGTGAACTGCTACACGGCGAAGATCGGCAAGACGCCGGTACGGAGTCAGGCGGGGGAGGAGAGCGGGCATACGCGGGTGGCGTTGTACTTCGATTGGATTCGCGAGGTGGCGGGCAAACTTGACACGCCCTGCACTCTCGCAGCATGTCAACCGCGATAGCGTTCTCCGTTCCAGGCGACCCCGTGCCGCAGCCCCGCGTCCGCGTCTCGACCGTGGGCGGATTCGGCCGGGCGTATGTGCCGAAGAGTCACGCGGTGCATCCGTACCGCCAGGCGGTGGCACTCGCCGCCAAGGCCGCCGGCTGCGAGCCGCACGCCGAGCCGGTCAACGTGGTGATCGACTTCGTGTTCGCTCGCCCGAAGTCGCACCTCCGCAAGTCGGGCGTTCGCGAGGATGCCCCGGTGCTGCCTCGCTCCGACCTCGACAACATGGCGAAGGCGGTGCTCGATGCCCTCAACGGCGTCGCGTGGGTGGATGACTCCCAAGTGAGCCGGCTCGTGGTGGAGAAGAGCTACGGCAGCGAGGGCCGAACGACCGTGCGGATTTCTTGACGGCTCGCCTACCGTGCAAGCGTCGCCACGGATCGGCGGCGTGTTCAGTGTGACCCAGGAGAATCGTCATGCGTTCCATCGTGTTTGTGTTCCTCGCGGCCCTCGCCGTGCCCGCCGTTGCCCAGGAGCAGAGCGTGCTCGTCACGTCCGCTCCCGTCGCGGCGAGTTACGTGTCGGCTCAAGACCACGCTCAGGCACTCGCGTGCTCGGGCGGGTTCTCGCACTGTGCCCGCCGTGGCGGCTACTACGAGGGCATCGGGTTTTCGACCGTCTCGCCCTCGGCAGCGGTTCGCCGCTGCTGCTTCTGGGGCGTGCGGAAGCCCCGCGAGGTGGGCACCGCCTACTGCCCGCAGCGAAAGGGCTGGGTCGCGGTCGTGAGGTACTACTGACCCATGCCCGAGATCACGCTCAACGACGAGTTCGGCAAGGCCATTGTCGCCACGGTGCACGCGTGTCGTGTGCAGAGCGTGATTGAGATTGGCTCGTGGGACGGGCTCGGCTCAACGACTGTGCTGATGCACGCGTTGCAGTCGCAGCCCGACCCACGGCTGACCTGCGTTGAACCGAACCGAGTGCGACACGCCTACCTCCAGGGCGTCGTGGCGGAAAAGCCGTGGGTGACAACCGTCTGCCGCCGCAGCGTCAGCCGCGAGACGATGATTCACCGCGAGTTCGCGGAGGTCTGGCGGTCGCCGTACAACCGGCTCCGCTATGACGAGGCGACGGTTCGCGAGTGGTGGAACGAACAGCGCACCGGGCCGGGCTACCTTGAGACGCTGACCGATGAGCGATGGGATGCGGCCCTCATCGACGGGTGCGAGTTCTGCGGCGTCGATGATTTCTTCATGCTCAAGAATCGCGTGCGGGTACTGATGCTCGACGATGTGTTCCACGCGTTCAAGTGTGCCGAGGCTCACGAGCAACTCCGCCGAGACCCGAATTGGTCGTGCATCTGGTCGAGCTCTTTCATTCGCAACGGCGCGAGCATTTGGGTGCGACCATGAAGACCGTCGTGCTCGTCAGCGGGCAGATGCGGACGGCTGACCAGTGTGCCGCCGGCATCCGCGAGCTCTACCCCGATGTACCGTTTGTGGTACACGCGGTCGCCGACGAGGACGCCGAGAAAGCGTTCCTCTTTCGCCCGGCAGTGACGGTGATCGAGCCGCAGCGGGAGATGCCTGAGCGGCGGGAGTATTCGATTCAGATCGGGCGGGGATGCCACGGCGTGCAGCGGGTGCTGAAACAACTCTGGGGGCTGCGTCGCGTCTGGCAAGTGTTCGAGGCGAGCGGCATCGAAGCCGATTGCGTGGTGCGGTGCCGGGCCGACCTTGCGTTCAGCGTGCCGCCTGAGCCGTTCGAGGGCACGGGGTGGCGGGTGCCGACGTTCTGCAACTGGTTCGGGTTCAACGACCGATTCGCGTTCGGCGACTTGCCAGCCATGCGAAGGTACTTCACACGGCTCGACCGCCTAGACGAGTACATCGACGCGGGCGGAATGTTTCATCCCGAGACGTTCCTCGGGTGGGCGATGCGGGGCGTGCCGGCTGAGAGCACGCGGGCGGTCTTCGCGACGGTGCGGGCCGACGGCACGCGAGATGAGCCGCAGTGGTTCGCGAACGCAGGAGACATCCCGTGAAGGTGCTGTTCTCAAATCCGCCGTGGTGGGATGTCTCCGAGCAGTACCTACGCTGCGGCGTGCGGGCCGGCTCGCGGTGGCCGTTCACGATGCCCGCGAACGCGATGCCGGGCAAGTTCAAGTTCGGGGGCTATCTCCCCTACCCGTTCTTCCTCGGGTACGCGGCGACCTACGCGGCGGCCAACACGACCGCCGAGATCCGGTTCCGCGATTCGATCGCCCTGCGGGAGAGCTACCAGACCTACATCGACTACCTCGCCGCCGAGCGACCCGACATCGTGGTGATCGAGACGGCCACCCCGAGTTGGCAGCACGATGCCCAGGTCGTGCAGATGATTCACAACGTGCTGCCGGCGGCGAAGATCGTGATCGCCGGGCCGATCACGACCACGAAGAGCGACGAGATCCTCGCGACGCTGCCGGTTCACGCGTGCCTGCGGGGCGAGTACGAAAAGAACGCGGTCAAGGTGATCGAGGGAGCGAGCGGCGTGATCGACTTCGACTTGCTCACGCTCGCTGAGATGAACGCGGCACCGCCGCCGTGGATGGATGCGGAGATCGCACACCGCTACTTCGACTACAACCCGATCGGGCAGCAGTACCCACACGCTCACGTATGGTCGAGCCGGGGATGCCCGTACAAGTGCTGCTTCTGCGTGTGGCCCGCCGCGATGACGGGCAACGATCCCGACGGCACGAACGTGCGGAAGGTTCGCCACTACTCGCCCGAGTACATGGAGCCGTACCTCACCGGGCTCGTGCGTGACTACGGGTTCCGCTCGATCTACTTCGATGATGACACGTTCAACCTCGGCAACTCGCACGTCGTGAAGATGTGCGAGGTCATGCGGCGAGTCGGCGTGCCGTGGTCGGCGATGTGCCGGGCCGACACGAGCAAGATGGAAACGTGGTCGGTGATGAAGGAGTCGGGCTGCTTCGGCGTGAAGCTCGGGT